CATATCGTAGCCATCCTCCAGCATCTCCACAGAGGTACGTGTCTTGTCAGGTGTATTATAAGCACTGATGGTATCAGCCCAAAACTTACGGTGATTATGCCTGTCCTCAAAGCACTCCTCAAAACTACTGTAGTAATCACTACACCTAAATAGTGGCACAACCTTCTCAGTAGCTATCTTAGGCCACACCGCACGACGACCTACATATTCTGAGCTAGATATAAAGTTATAACCAAAGTAGTCACGTAGATACTCAGCTACAGTGTCCTTACCATGTCGGCTATGACCAATAATAAGTAACTTCTTACGCATCACTCCACCACCTTAACTTCATAACCTAAGAGCTTAGAAATCTCAGAGACTGACAGCTCCTTAACAGTAGGGTTCATCTTTTCGTTAAACTCTTTTTCAGTATATCTTGTGCCATTTAGGTACCAAGACTTGTAACCATCAGCCCACTCAACAGCTGGACCGTCCTCTCTGTGTCGTTTGCCATTTAAGTACCAAGACTTGTAACCATCAGCCCACTCAACAGCTGGACCGTCCTCTCTGTGTCGTCTACCATTTAGGCACCAAAGCTTGTCACCATTATTGTAAACCTTAACTGTATATCCAATCATTTTACTAACCACTCCTTAGGTATCAGCTTGTCAGCATAAAGAAACCCATGTCTCTCACACCAACCGCCATATGTTGTTTTAGATGTTTTACTTAACTTAGACCTACTATTACTGAATACAAACCTAATGTCAAGACTTGGGTGTTGCTTTTTAATCAGTAAATGTTTAGCCCTGTCACGAGAGAGGAACCTACCCTTAGTTTCGATAAGTATACCAGATGATAATATCTTAATATCAGGGGTATATGTCTTAACCTTATCAACATAAGTAATACGCTCCTTCTCATATTCATATGGTATGCCCATCTCCTCTAAGAGTTCAGCATTGTCTTGCTCTAGTCCTGACCTGAACCCTGCAGCAAGGGCTGACTTACGTAATCTCCTCATGGTACATCCCACATTTCACCCTCATATCTACGTAACCACAAGAGCCTCCCATTCTCAACCATTTCCTCAACGCTGTCATACATCTCAGCTACAGCCCCATACAACTCTAACTCATCAGTAATGCCATCTAATATTTTCTCAGCCTTCTTAGGCCCAATCTTAGGTACACCACGAATGTTGTCAGCTGTATCACCTGTCAGCATTTGAGTATAGAAGAAAAACATACCTTCATCATGTGTCACCTGTACATGACTGTCCTTATTCCAATTGTAGTGACGACAGGGGACTTGTAAGAAATCCTTGTCAATTGATGCAATAGTACACTTGTAGTCTAGTGACGCTGCCATAATAGCAATGTCATCATCTGCCTCTTGATTATCTGAGTAGGTGGCATTATACTCCTCAGCTAAGTATTTCCTAGCAGCTGAGAGCAGGGGTGGCTTCTCCTTCTTCCTATGCCCCTTGTAAGGCTTAATAGTTGCTATATCATTCCTAAAGTTAGTCTTACCTGTGAGGAAGAACTTACACTCGGATAAGTCACCACCAAAGGCATTACGTCCTGCAATGTAGTCAACCATCTCATCTATATTAGCTTTCATATCTGTCTCAGACAGGTCACGACTCTCAGCTGAGTAGGCATGTCTGTACGCTACAATATCACTGTCAACCAGTATCATGTCCAATTACCTCCATTAAATCTAATACATTATTAAATAAGTTAAACTTTGTACCATTGTTATCAACTACAAGATCAGCATCCTCAGGTACAAGCTCCATACTATCTAAACCCTCGTCAGGCAGTAGCTCACTACGGTCTACCCAGATGATATAGTCGAAGATACCAGCTGCCTTAACAGCCTCTAACTCATCACGCCTACGCATACCTACATACATATCGTAGCCATCCTCCAGCATCTCCACAGAGGTACGTGTCTTGTCAGGTGTATTATAAGCACTGATGGTATCAGCCCAAAACTTACGGTGATTATGCCTGTCCTCAAAGCACTCCTCAAA